AATGAAAAGGTTAATAGCATTTTTAGGACTTGTCTCTCTGATAGTCATCGGGACGATAATCATGGGTGCAGCTTCAGGAACATCATCGACTTCAAAAAGCCTTGCATCCAATGAGTCATATTACGCCTTTACTCCTACCTCGGCTCAATACCTGGGAGGAGTTAACGGCAAAGACACCTTGAATTTCGAGGTACTTTCCAACAAGAACGGACCTGTCAGGGCAGTCGCTCTTGTTGATGTGGCATCCCGTAAAGGATCCGCTGATACTTACTCATTTGACTTGCAGGGAAAACATTTCTCTGCCAGCACATATGCTTCAGTCTATAAAGGAACAGGTAAATCTGCTGACTACGAACTTGCGGATACCACACTGTTCTCCGAGATCGAGATGGGTAAGTTTTACAGGTATTGGCGTGTTCAGCTTGCAACAGACAACAGTTGTGCAACAACCGACAGTATGACCTTTACGAAGATATACATCAAGATACTGGAGTTCTAAGACCATTATCAAGGGAGAGCGGGCAATACTTCCGCTCCCCTTGTTTTTTATTAATTCTAAAAATGATAAGACGATGAGAGTAAATTTCAAATTAACTAAGGATTATCATCATCCCAATGGGATAATCAACAAGAAAGGATCAGTTTTACTTGTTACCAGGCGTCATGCAACGCTTTTAAAAACCAATGGTTTTGGTGACATTGTGGCTGAGAAGGAAGAAAAGGAAGCCTCTGCTCGTAAGACAAAATAAGACAGGCGATGCAACTAAAGGTCTTGTCAGAGAATATTTCAGAGCCGGTAACTGTTGACGAGGTAAAGTCCCTTATGGGATATACTCTATCGGATCAGGATGCGCTCATTGCTCACATGATACGTGTGGCCAGGGAGTGGCTCGAAAACCGCACTGCCGTATCGCTGGTCAATAAGCAATACAAGGCATACTTTGAAAAGACAGACAGGGTTGGTGGATGGTACGAGCTGCCAATGTCTCCTGTAAGGACCAGTCCTGCTATTGTTGTGGAGGTATGTGGCATATCAAGCGATTTTGATCAGAAGGGGATGGATGAGATAAAGATACGTCCATATGATGTATCAGGGTCTATCCGGATAGGTGCCACGACAGAGATATACTATGTTGAAGTGACCTTCAACGCCGGAGAAAAAAACGAAACTGGTAATAAATGTATAAAAAGGATAGTGTTGTCAATGTTCAATCAGCGTGATGACAATAAGGATTCATCCGGTACGGTAGCTGTCGGAAGGCTCCCCTTTGACACACTTCGGCTTATTGAATCATTTAGCCGTAACACAGGATTATGAATACAGGAACGCTCAATAAGACTATCACCATCCATACCCTGACAAGGACTGTCACGGCAGGCGATGCGTCAGAGTCATGGAGTGCAGGCGATACCGTCAGAGCATCGGTAAGGCAGATTGACGGCACCAGGTATCTGAAGGCCGAAGAACTTATTGACCGTGAAGTCTATGAGATTATGACGTGGAACAACTCCTATGGCAATAACCTGAAGATAACATACGGGAGCAAGACGCTTTATCCTTTGCGTCCTCCTACTATCAATCAGGATGCTTCGACAAGGGAGATAATAAAAATAATTGCAGCTACAAAAGGATGAACTTGTCAGTTGAGATAAGAGGAACAAAGCTCCTGCAGAAAGAGATCAGGGAGAAAGGGGACGAGATAAAGAAGGCCGTCAAGACGGCTGTTGACCTTACCGCTTATGCCGTTGAGACAAGTGCAAAGAAAAAGCTAAAATCAGACGGTCATATCATCACAGGCAGGCTGTGGAGCTCTATTCACCCGGAGCTAAAGGAGGGTGATGCATATAACTATACCGACAATAATGGCAAGTCGCATGATGGTTCACTCGGCGAGCAGATCGCAGATGATGAAGCCATTGTCGGGACTAATGTTGAATATGGTCCATACATCGAGTATGGAACAAAATATATCCGGGCAGACAGCTTTCTTGGATTCGCTGCCGTTGAGCAGAGAAAGAAGCTTGTCGCCCGTGTAAAAAAAGAAATTGAAAAAGCACTGGGTAAATGAGCTCTGCACATGTTGACATAAGTTATGATCTGGTTGACGGGATATTCACTGTGCTGGACGGCAACGTGAGTTATGGAGGAACAGTTTACCCGGTCTATAAGTCAGTGCCTAAGCCTCCGGCTGAGACATACGTATTTATTCATAACGTGATCTCGGCAGAGAACGGGACAAAAGATGAGTTTCTTTATGAAGGCACAGTACAGATTGATGTTGTCGATGAAATCTCCCTCGTTGCGGACAAGAAAAAAGCACAGGGGATAATCGGTGTTGTCCGGGGACTGCTGAAGCCTTCTAAGGATTCTGTATTCTCGATAGGCGATACTCTTACGCTGGTAATATTTTCACCTGCATCATATAACGAGATGATTGACATCTCAGGCAAAAGTAAATCGGTAGTACAACTCTCGGAACGATATGAATTTCTTATACAATAATTTTTAATTCGTAAGCAAAATGGGAAAGATCAACGGAACGCTCTACTGTGCATTTTCAGGATCAGACAAGATCCTGTACAACACTAACACATCGCTCAACGTGGACGTGGACCTGAAGGATGTCACCAACAAGGAGAGCGCAGGATGGGCCGAACATCTCAAAGGTGTTCGCAAATGGTCAATAGACTTTGACGGCCTTTATGATGAGGAAGGGTCAGGCATCACTCCTGATGAGATACTGGCAGCAATCATCGCCCGCAGTGCTGACATCACGGCGTATTTTAAGCCTACCTCCGGGGCAACAACCGGATGGACAGGTACTGGAACATACAAGAATATCAAGATTGATGCACCGGCTGAAGGAGGTCTGACAGTCAGTTCGAGCATCCAGGGCAACGGCGCACTGGCCGAGTCAGCATAAATGGGAAAGCTTAATGCTACCCTCCTGCTCATCTATGCAGACGGGCAGGTCATAGCTGCTCAGAAAGGACTCGGAGTGACTGTCGAGACTGACCTCCACGACACAACGAACAAGCAGTCCGGTGGCTGGGCAGAACATGAGAAGGGAATCCGTAATGCATCGATTGACTTTGATGCACTATTTTCAACTACCGGACTATCGGCTGATGCGCTGGTGACATATATCACCGGCAGGACATCGCTGCTCGTTGCAATATCGGGAGGTATCTCATATCCTCTTGTCGGCGAGGTAGATATGAAATCTATTAAGCTTGATGCACCAGCAGAGCAGTCAAAGAGTCTTTCCGGCAGCATGAAGGTCAACGGCCCTTTGTATCATCTTAAAGGTGGCTCTGCGCAGCTTGTCACAGATCCTGACAGCGGAGGCACCGATTATGATACGATGACTATATCAGGTATCACGATAAGCTCGGCAATCAACCTCTCAGGCACGGCGTATGTAAAATCCAATTTATTTGCAATCTCTGATTTTGAGGTCATTAAGGTAGCCGTCTTTTTGACATTAAATTCCGGGCAGGCACCTACTGTTGTGGTTGTTGGAGATAATGATGCTGACGTATCTAATGCTGTTGCTCTGGTAGAGGGACTAAATATTGTCACCCTGACTATTGTTGACATGGACAGGGTTCAGGGATTAATTTGCCTTCGCAATACGGCAGCTGCCAACTGGAGCCTGTCTCCTCTTTATGCATTCAAATATGTAGCGTCATGATAAGGGATATCATATATGTCAAGATGCCATTTCGCCGGGGTCACTGGATCACTGAGAAAAATATTCCTTTCTTATTTAAGATCATGACCCTTGAGATGGTTGCTGACTATCTCAAGATACCAATGGAGGATTTGCTGAAGGAGGAACATGCCACTAAGGAAAACATGCCTCTTGCAATGATATGGTGCGGATACCTTGCTGCATGTAAGGAGTTATACAAGAAGCCTAAATACAAGGAATCCGATGCGGTGAAATGGAATGACTTTATGTTAAAACCATCGAGAGAAGCAATAATGAAAGACATATCGCTGCTGCTCGGAGGATTCACAGAAAAGAAAGATAAGCAGAAGGGAGAAGAAGAGTCAGAAAAAAAAAAGTAACTCTTCTTTACCTTAAAAAATACTGCATAGGCAGATTAGGATGGTCTTTGAAAAGGTGGTTGGAGTCAACACTGACAGAAGTATTCTTCGCAATTGAAGGGCATGAAAAGAACTGGGAATGGGACGCATGGATCGGCAGGAATATTCAATTTGCTATTATACAAGGGAATCAGTTCATAAAAAATGAAGACAAGCCAAAAAGTGTATATGAATTATTCCGGCTCAGTATTGATCCATCGCCAGAGGAAATAGAACAGAAGAAAGAAGTAAAGAGACCGTCAAAAGAAGAATTGCAACATGCTGAGAATATATTAAAAGGATTGAGAAATGGGAATTTTAAACAACCTGATAGTAAGGATAAAGGGTGATTCTTCGCATCTTGATTCTACATTAAATAAGAGTGAGGCATCAGTAGGATCGTATGCCAGCAAGGTTGGAGAATGGCTCAAGAAAGCATTTGCAATAGGAGCCATTGTGACCTTTGCCAAAAATGTCATCGGGGCATCCGAGGATCTGAATGATAAATTTACGGCTGCCGTTGCCGGAGCCAAAGGCGCACTGCATGAGTTCTTTAATACCATGTCAACAGGTGATTTCAGTCATTTTTTTGCAAATCTCACTGAAGCATACAATAAGGCTAAGGACTTGGCTGAGGCTATGGATATGTTTAAAGACAAAAGAGCATATCTTGAGTATAAGGTTAGCGGACAAAAGAGAGAATCCGCAACATACGAATCAATAGTAAGGGATCAGACGGGCAAATATTCTCTTGAAACAAGAAAAGAATACGCGGCTAAATTAAAACAGATCGAGTTAGAAATTCAAAAAACATCTCTTGAAATTGCTCAGGNGACATTTGAATTGCAGAAAAAAGGATGGGAGAATATAAATAAGACAGCTATTGATAAGGCAAAAGAAATGTATGAGTCAATTGGCAGTTGGTCAAGTGAATCTGTCAATAAGATGAGCGAAGCATTTAAGGAGGTACGCAAGCAAGGGATTATGTTAAAAGAACAGACTACTGTCGAGGCAGTCATGGGCAAGACAGGTTATTCCCGCGCTTCTGTTGAATTATATAGAGAATATTTAATGCTATTAAAAAAAGGAGAAGAAGATATTATTCCCAAACTTTTCGAAACTTATAAAACCTTCGAGGAATCAACAACGCAGGCACAAGAAAAATTTAACGGCATTCTACGGATAACTAATGCCTTATTAAAAGAGCAAGGGGAGATTGTTCAGTCTATACAGAGAAAGGATGGTATAACGCCTGTTTCGATACCTGGATTTAAAGGAGGATCATTTGCTCCCTCTATGACAAATAATCTTGCGGGACCCCCAAAGATGCCGTCAGGTAATGATGTTAATGTGACATTATTAAAATCAATGGGATTTGGCACAGAGGCAGCTAATGAAATGACAGATAATTGGCAAGCAACATGGATGGATGCAATAAGTGAAGTTACTTCCTTTATGTCCGACTCGTTTATCGAAGTATTTCAGTCGATAGGCAGTGGCAACTTTGATGATCTGGGTAAAGACCTCCTCGGAGGATTCGGAAGACTTCTCTCGCAGCTTGGCAAGATGCTCGTGTCATTAGGTACAACATTGTTAGTTGCTCTTACCCTGTTAAAGGTTCCGACAATACCCACAGCGATTGCAGCCATAGGAGCAGGGGCAGCAGCAATGGCAATAGGAGGGCTGATGATGGGGGCAGCGAGCAGGGGAGCCAGTTCTCTGTCTCAGGGATCATCAGGAGGAGGTTATGCCTCATCAGGCTATTCCGGATCATCCGGCATGACGCAGCCACAGGAGATAAAGGTTATTGTTGAGGGCAGCCTCCGGGGTGATGAGATATACTGGTCTAACAGAAGATATGAACAGAAATTAAGACGCTCAACATAAATGTCTTTCGGCACAAAATACCGCAGTGAATTTTATGACAATGAAGGTCTTGACTGGAAGTGGGACTTCGAGGTTGAAGATTATTCCGGCAGCATAACAACGATGCAGGCAGGAGGCGACCCGATGAGCTATGAACCTCTATCCTCCAGCGATGATCTTTATGAGTCGCCGGTACGGGGAACAAAAGCATCGCTCCGGGTCATAGCCACGTCACTGGGCCAGTGGGATGTCTTCTCAACAGTTGCCAACCTGGAAATACGGGCATCGATATACCAGGGAGGTAATCTGTATTTTCGCGGATGGGTACAGCCCGGAGAATACAAAGAACTTTACAACGACTATCCTTATGAAGTTGAGATAGTAGTTACTGACGGACTGGCATACCTCAAAGAGATAGATTATGTCCCTTCTACCGAAGGCAGACGATCGGAGGATGATATTCTTATCACTGATATACTTTCCGAGATAGGATTCACAGGATTCAACGAGATAGTCAACATATACGAGGCTAACATGGCCTCCGGTACCGGCGATTCTCCAATTCAACAGACATATCCTCATACGGATGCATTTGAGGACATGACCTGTTACGAGGCTCTTGAGTATATCCTGAAAAAATGGAAGGCACTCATCCGGCAGAAAGATGGCATATTCTGGATCTACCGTCCCAAAGAGATGACAGGGACGGCATACGTGAGAAAGTTCACGGCTGTTGGAACAAAGACATCTGAGTCGGTCAGTTATATTCAGGAGATATGTCGCAGCACTTCAGCGAGTGACTTCCGGGATACTAACGGAGGCACCAAGATGCATCATCCTCCGGCAAAGAGCATCTTGTTATCGCATGACTGGGGTAATAACCAAAGCTGGATAAAGAACTGGGAGCTTAAGGCAGAGACCTTTGACGGGACAGACTTTGAGGAGTGGACGCGTTATAATAGTATTATCATTAATCCTCTTTCAGAAAGCGTCAAAGATGAACAGTCAGGTATCGAGATAGGAGGAGGCACAACAGCCAATTATATTCAGACTGTCTTTGCGCCTCATGCGAAATATGCTCCAACAGACCTGCTTACTCTTGAATTTGAATACGGAGTGTATAATGCAGGATCGAGCCAGATAGCAACTGTAAATACAAATATCGAAGTACGGCATGGTTCGTACTACCTTGATTCGTCAGGAGGATTTTTGTCGTGGGTTCCATTTCAGACAATGATCACGATAGCTAACAGTAATGTTAATCCTGGCTTTACCGGGTGGACGAAATGGAAACAGCAGATGGGAAGCGCAGGATTCCTTCTGGATGGATTACTGACACTTTCTCTTTTCCCTGGTGCTACCGGTTTTGGTCATGCGTTTTTTAAAAATATAAGGATTTTCGTATCGTCTTATGACCTTGTTGCTAAAAAATCAAGTTGGGTTGGAGGCCAGAGAGCACTTAATTTCTTTTATCCCAATGTTCCACAGAGGATTACCCTTGAACAGGAGCTAAAGGAAATAAAAGAAAAAGAATATTCTATCTCCGCAGCTGCCTACGGCGAGAAATATGAGGAGGATCATATTCTCGGCGATGTGACACCCGGCGACTCCGGTATTAACAATGTCCTTGAGCAGTTCAAAGGATCGCTCGGATATTCTGAGGTGCTGGATCCTCACGACTTCAAGATGTGCTTTATCCGCAATGAGGAGATGAATAACACCCTTGCGATAGCATCTTCAACGATGCTCGCTATTACAGATAAGACAGGACAGGTCATCACCGTTGACACGCTCCCGGACTATGAACAATTTGATGTCAACGGATGGGTGGCTATGCTCATTGATGAGGATAAGACCAATACTGTTGACCCGACAGCAACAGGAGATTACCTGTATAAGAACTTCGTGACTATTGACCGCAGTGCAAAGACACTTACCTTCCCTGTCGGTTATTCTCTCTCAGCGTGGGAGGTCGGTGACAACCTGGCTCTTTATAACCCTTTTATCAACTACTCTTTTGTCGGGGACCAGACACAGGGACCTATTATATCGCTTTCAGGCGCGCCGGCATGGAGAGATACCAGTGCTCTTAATGGAGGAATGTTTCGGCATTCTGACGGACGGTTCATATGGCTCTTTTCCGGGTATGATGGCAGTGCTTATTCGATAGGCTATGCTTATACGGATGATTTTGTCACGTGGACCATTGGTAACTCAGATGCTCCGGTTGTTGTTCCGGGCGACTTTGCCGACTGTGACACTGTTCATCAGCCCGGATCAATTCATCCTGTTGTAGGGTCTCCGGGAGATTATTTCTGCCTTATCTCCCCCCGGAGGGCATCAGACGGTAAAAATGAGATTCGCATAATGTATTTCGATGAAGACTTTACGACAATAACATTCTCCGATCCTATTACCGACACTACTCCGTATTATGGAAAATGGGGAGGATCTCTGGTAAAGATAGGGAGCTATTATCATTTGGCTTACCTGTACGCTAACCAGTTGCCGGCGGACAGGGAGATAAGAGTAGCAAAGTGCGAGGACCTTGAAGGACCGTATGTTGATTACCAGACAATCCTGGCAGGGACCAGCGGGGTAAATGATGGCGTTCCCTGGTCGAATAATGTTGATGCCTTTGGGATATTCTTTGACGGGGCCAAATATTACGGACTCTTTGGAGGTACATCAAAATGGAGCGAGTCAGGCAATAAAGGAAACAGGCTGTATTGCCTCCTGGACTTCAATGAAGAGACAGAGGTATGGAGCTTCAATGAGAAGTCGCCCGTGATCATCAATCCACTTTATTACCAGGATATCAACTCTACATACCAGTGGTGCGGAGACCACTGCGGAGGATATCTTGCCATGTTTGTCGAGGGGACAGACGTATATCTCTCTCTTACGATGAAAGGGACGGTTTATCAGGCTGCGCTCTTTAAGTTTAATAACATCGGGAATGTCTTTGCTACAAGCGAGTGGGCCCGCAGGGGAGTCACTGAGGCTAAACAGCTGCTGCAGATCATTGGTGAGGAGATAGCTGAACAGAAAGATACTCAGCGACAGATGATAGCTGGTTATCCTGTGTATGATCTTGCTGATAGCGATAATGCAGCACACCTCAACATACTCGGAGTGTTTACCGATGATCTGAACGAGATATCTGAAGGTGTTCCCCGCAAGTTTGCCTTTAACCAGGGACGATATAAAGTGAAACAGAGATTGTGGCATTTGGATTTAGTTGAGATAAAAGAATGACCATATGACTAGTATAACAGTTAAAAAAGGATCGTCAGTGATTTACACTGAAAGCATAACAGATCCTATGTTAATGGAAGGATATTACGCAAGGATGTATATCATTGATGAGGTCACTCCGGATACCCATAAGATCAATGGCGTGATAATCGGAAATGTGATATTTTATGACATTATTGAGATCATCACCAAGATGCTTCCTGCAGGAGAATATAAATTCATTACTGCGCTATGGGACCTGAATGGCCATAAATACAATCCATCGAGAGGGATTTTGACTATTGAACCTTAAATATGTCCGGAATATGACAGATGCGGAAATACTTGAGATCGTTGACCAGAGGAATAAAGACCTGAAAGAGCTTGTCAGGATGCACTCTGAACTTACCACAGCCGAGATTGGTGCTCTTGGTGATGTGTTAAAAGTAGAGATGAGAAAGATTCAGGAGAAGCAGGATAAGACAAATGGGGCAATAACGGATCATGCAGTAAAGATAACAAGGGTTGAGGAGATCATCTCTCCGCAAGCGTGGTGTAAAAGGCACTGGAAGGCAGCGTTGTTGCTCTTTCTGGCCGGGTCATACCTTATTCATTTTGTAATTGAAAATTTCAGCATTATGGAGATCATTAAATATGTAAAATAATGTCAGAGCAATTTTTAACAATCAAAAGAGGCGATGCAGATACCTTCACGGAGGTCATCACGAACCTGTCTTCTCTTTCCGGGTACTCTGCAAAGATGTACATCTATGATGACGATGAGACGGAGGTAGAGTCTATCACAGGAACTATCAACGGACTAACGGTAACTTATGATCTCAATAACGAGACCAGCAAGGCACTCGCTGCCGGGACTTACAGGTTTGAGACAAAGCTATGGGATGCGAGCGACCATGTATATACTCCCAGTTACGGAGTGTTCGTTGTTGAGGAAAGCTATGAAAATGATCCGGCAGCATGAAGGTAGAAGGAACCATAACGCAGAAAGGGGTCGAGGGAGTTATGAGCCAGAAGGGAGTAACAGGAAGTGTCGCTCAAAAAGGGGTGAGCGGGACATTTACAGAGGGTTCTGGATATTCTATAACTGCAGACAATACAAGCCTGACGGCTGATGATACATATATAACAGGAGATCAAACAATCTATTAAGATATGGCAAAAGAGGTAATTAACATAGGAACAACTGCCAACGACAGGACTGGTGATCCTTTAAGGACATGTTTTATTAAAACTAAAAGTAATTTTGACGAGCTGTATGCAGTTAAGAATCCTGCAGGGGAAGCGGAAAATGACTTTGTTGTTGCTGGACCTGATTCTTTCGCATGGGTACGAAAGACGCTTGCTCAGGTAAAGACAATACTGGGACTGCCTTCTGTTGTTGCGGATAATGATTTTCAGGTAGGTTCCTCCGGGGCATGGGTTAAAAAGACCCTTGCCGAGACAAAGGCGATACTTAATATCGAACAGGCATTTCAGGTTGGAGAATATTCTCCTACAATAAATGTCGATGTTGCAACGTACAGAGACTGGAGATATACCCTTCTAGGCAATGCGGACAATGATCTTGTTAATTCCGCTGATGGTATGGCCGGGTGTATTGAGGTATTTATTGACGAGACAGGGGGCTATACAGTTAACCTGGGAATCATTTTTGCCGTGAATCTCAATGAAGGTACTATCGATGCTACGGCAAATAAGAAGAATTTTATCTTCTGGTTCAATGATGGGGTTTCGATCAAATATTGGATTATTGTTGTATGAGACGAGGAGTTGTGTTTGGCAGCCTGGGAATTAGAACGCAGACTTATAGTAATGAGGCTCTTGCATTTTTTGCTCGGTGCGACCCACAGCCGGCGACTCTTCTAAAAGATCTTTATGACAAAACATTTCGTGATGCGGTTCAGTCCGGCTGGTTCCAAAAAGGAGATATATTTTATATTCGCATGGGTCAAACGGCGCAAATGTCTCTTTTAAATCTCATTCAGGATGCGTATAATACGACTAATGTGAATAGCTGTACTTTTACGGCAAAGCAGGGGTTTACTGCATCACTAACAGGCCAATTGTTGAATAACAACATTGTCCAATCTCATTATGTGAAATCTGCGTATCCGGCTGACATGACTGAATCTATGATGTTGTATAATGTGCCGACTGCATTAAGAACTCAGTGGATAAATGGGAACAGGGATTATTTATCAAATTATGGAGCTTCAATGAGGTGGTATGATTATCATGCAGCGGGTGCATATCTTTCTTTGCCAGCAGCGGTTACAAATGATATGTGGACGATGGTTTCTAATACTGTTACAAGGAGGGATGCTTATAAAAATGGTGTGTATTATACAAATAGAGATGTAGCGAACTTAGCAACTGATGATTCAGGCACCAGGGAAATAGTTGGTGCCAATGGATCATCAGTAGGTGTGAGGTTCTCATTTAAGGGCGCAAAATTAACTGTACAACAAATTCTTGATCAGTATAATTCGATTGAATATTTCAGGTTAAATGTTGGAGGGACTTTTTGATGTTGATAATATTAACAAAAGAACAGGCAGATAAAATAAGAGGCCGACATGGCATGTACAGCGAACTGCAACCGGTAGAACTGGTTAACGGCAATTATGGTTTGCCGGTTGAGGTACTGGCAGATGAAGACCTGAAAGACGTGCATGACTTTCTTTCATCATTGCCGGTTGAAGAGGCTGAGGTAAAAGAGCCAGAGATGCCGGAAGAACTGCAGGAATAAATTAGGTGCTTCGGAATACCACAAAGGATCATTCCAAAAGAATTACTGTTGTAGAGACAACATTACAAATAGAAAAATGACAACAATCATCGTGCATTGCAGTGACAGTTCATTCGGTAATTCAGCAGAGATAACCAAGTGGCATCTTGAAAGAGGGTTCGAGTCGATAGGATATCATTACGTGATCCTCAACGGCAGGCTTTCCCCTTTCAAACGCCACTCCTGTTATGATGGACATATCGAGACAGGACGTCCACTTGATGATGATAAAGACATGGAACTCGATGAAAAAGGAGCGCATACATTTGGCTATAACAACGCGGTAGGCATCTGTCTCATTGGACTGTCAGGCACCTTCACAGACAGCCAGATGAGAGCATTGAATCATCTTGTCAGACAACTGAGGGTGCAATTTGGAGAGGTTGTTGTTAAACAGCATTCTGACTTTGATAAAAAGAAACCTCACTGTGCAGGACTTACAAACCTTCAATTATACGTACTTAATAAGGTANCATGATGAAACTCACTAAATGGTTNGCAGGATTCTTTGAAGATCAGGCAGGCAGTGCATCTTCAAAAAGACTTGTCCTTTATATCTTCGTCTTCATCTTCTGGATGGAGGTCAAGGCAAATATTGCAGGCTCAAAACTTGATGAACAGATCCTTTATGCAACAATCGGAGTGATTCTTTTTTGCATAGGGGCTGTTACTTCGGAGTTCTTCAAGACAAAATCAAAGCAGGATGGCCAAGCTTAAAAATCTCCTGATAATACTTATTGGCGGATTTTTTGTCATGCTCCTGATAGACAATTCGTGTAAGCGAAATAAGATCGTTGAACTGGAGCAGGACAACATCAGGCTCGGACAGAACCAGGTTGAGCTCATGACAGAAAATAATAAACAAAAAAACCTGATCCTTACACGGGATGAGTTTATTAAATCTATGGATGATTCGCTTAAACAAGCCCTTAAGGAATTAAAGATAAAGCCTAAAACCATAACTAAGATTGAGGAGAGAGTAATCATACAGAAAGAATACGATACTGTNAGAGTCCCTGTGTANCTCATTAAAAAAGATCAGTGGNTCATAAAAGATACCGGGCAATGCTTTACATGGCATGGGATAGCAGAATTGACAGATGATAGCCTAAATGTCAAAAGAACTTACTTTTCTTATCAAAACAAAACAACTGACATATTCAACAAGCAACCTAAAAGGAAGTTATTCGGCTTCATCCCGATAGGTAAAAAGATAGTCTGGACACAAAGATCGGATTGCGGTGAGCCTCCGACTGTCAAGGTTATTGAGATAATGAAATGAGCGACTACGAGAACATATGTCAAAAGATCCTCAAAGAACATCTTGATAAATTCCCTAATGCAGGGACTCGGACAATAGCTAAAATATTGTCCAGGGATTACCCCTTATTATTCCCCTCTTATGAGTCACTTCGTTCAAGGTTGCGCTATTACAGGGGAGCAATGGGAAGTCGAGCGTTATCAGAACTAAAAGATAAAAGATATGTCAGAAAACAAGTTCAATCTACCTGAATCATCCGCTCATTCTTTTGAGTCGTTTCATCTACCGAAACACTTGAAGAATGTTGGCATTATGTCGGATCTCCATACGCCATACCATAATATTCCTGCCATTGACGAAGCACTTAGTTATTTCATTGCGAAAAATGTCGATTGCATTCTGCTTAATGGCGACATTCTCGATTTTTACCAGCAGTCAAGATTTGAGCCTGATCCCAGGGAAAGACATTTTAAAGACGAACTCCAGGCATTCAAAGAACTGATCGGGGTCATTCAGTCGCATGTGACAAGAAATATATTTTATAAGCTCGGTAATCATGAGGAAAGGTATGAAAGACACATGATTAAATATAGTGCTGAATTTCTTGACATCGATGTATTCAGTTTTGAGAATGTAACAGGGTGTATTGAAATGGGGGTGACGGTAATCAAGGACAAAAGAATAGTTATGGCTGGCAATCTTCCTGTTTATCACGGCCACGAAATAGCGATGAGGTCAGCAATTGTCAATCCGGCCCGGACGCTTTACTTAAAGACAGGCGCATCCGGCATATGTTCTCACCTTCATGTGTCATCTCAGCATTCGCAGAATACAGTCCGGGGCAGTCAGTATTGTTACTCGACAGGACACATGGGAGAAGAACATCCGAAATACCTGCCTGTCAATCAATGGAACCTGGGTTGCGCCCGAATAGAAAAGGATGAAAGCGGGGACTTTGAAGTGATCAATTTTGGGCTTAGAAAAAATAAGTTATTTGCTGTAACTGCATGAAAGTTCGTTGCTGTATATGTGATGAAGAAATTATCCTTGAGATTGATGAATATATAAGGATTCAGGACGATACTGAAGATTACTTCTGTGATGACTGTGCTCAGGCAGCTATTGAATATATCAGCGAGTTACAGTTAAGAATAAACTAATAATCGGTCGCGCTGGAACAGGTTGGCGGATCGACACAAAGCCCCGGAGTCTTGTTAAAAGCTTCCGGGCATTTTGTAAATTACATTTAGCGTATTGCATTTTGTAAATTAATGACATAACTTGTTGATATCTAGTATTGATATTATGACTGCAATAATTTACCTTTGATATTGTAAGTAGTTAAGAAGACCCTCCACGAGGTTTAGTTTTCATGATGTTTAGTTTTAGGGAAAATCAGATCCCCGGTGCCATGACCGGGGATCTTTTTGATGAGTTTTTGATTTGGTTTCAGAAATGTAGTTTTTGAGTTTCCATGTTAGATAAATCAACGTTAGTATCAGGATTATTTGCATTGCCGGACAATAACATATCTCCCCTACCAATCAAAAGCCACTTAAAATTTAACTCAGGAAAATACTGATCTATACTCAGTAATTTATCAGGCTGTATAGATGTTTTTATATTATTTACTGTCGTGTATGGAAATTCACATATCCGTTCGAACTCACGAATCGAAATTCCCTTACACTCAATGAATTCTATAAGACGCTCTTTTACTGTCAATTACCTAATGTTTATAAAAAATACTGAAAAAAGATCATTATTTATTTGCATATTACTGATCTATGTTATACATTTGCTATACCAAAGTAAACGCAATTACCATAATAGCAACACAAAGAGACGCAAATAATAAAGATAAAGCAAATAAATCAAATAGCACGAATATGCCATTAAAGAAATTACAATCTGAATATATCCACTTCACAAAGGGGCTTGAGCAGATACCTCCTTATCATCGTGAGGCTGTGCAGAAAAGGCTGATGAGGATACTGGGAGTGACAACGAGGGCTTCACTGTCAAGACATGCCAACGCTATTTACAGAACGCCGTATATCATGCAGATCAGGATCGGCAATGAGTTCGTCAAGGCAGGTATTGTGAACTGGAGGGGAGGAAGGAAGAAAGCTAAAGCAACTGCATAATGTTTAACCAAAACCGCAAAGAAATGAAAACAGAAACATTTAAAATCGGACAACAAGTACAAAAAGTTCTGCCGAAAAATGACTATACCTTTGGCAGATTCGGAACAATAGTTGAAATAAACCTGCCGAGGATTCGTGTTCGTTGGACGCATGAATTAAATGGCAGAACGATTGTTACGTGCAATGCTAATCCGGGCAACGGAGTGCGTACATGGGTTAATTATAAGAATATCCTTGTAATCAACAATCCAGAGGAAATACTTGAAAGAGAACAGGAAATGCACGATGTATTTCTTGGTGATAATTACGAAGAAAACGGAGAACCTAAAGAACATTTTCAATAACCCACTTTGCGGTTCGGCCCGGCGATCACTTCAAAGGGTCGTTACCGCATAAACAACTAACCCATGCCACGAGTAACAGACATCAGAGACGAGATCATGCAGATTACCGGATGCAGCAATGAAGATGCTGAGATCATCCGCATGATGCTCATTCAGCGTTTCGGCAACATCGGAGGCATGAAGTACTCACAGTTCGCACACCATGCTAAATATGCATGGCTCCTTATAAGTCTGCAATATTCAAAAAACTGATCATGAACGCATCCCTTTCTCCCCGTCTGAATCTTGACATTGAGCTCCCTTTAAGAACAAGGGAAGTCAGTGAGCAAGTCGCATTGGGTTATCCGAAGAAAGCCGTTGCGGAAATATTCGCAATATCATTTTACACCAACTTTGTTCGTAATGCATGTAAGAAGACCGGGGCAAGGAACATCGTGGAGCTTTCATTATGGTTTCGCCTGAAAGAGGATCATGTATCGCTTATCGTTGAAGACGGCAAGAGGTATGTCGGCTCACTTCCCAGGTTCCAGAGGATAGCAAATATAGAGTCTTCAAGGGAAATGTATAAGAAAGTAAAGAAAGGCAAGATATGATCACCTCTGTCAAGAATATCAAGCATCGTTCAGGCTGCCGGTACTGTATTTTGAAAGCATACTGTACCCCGGAATACCGTGAATATAACCGCAGGGGATGCGCCACAAGGAGAAGACATTTTGAAATCAAACAAACGGCATGAGGCATGGGAGTTTATTTAGCGGTATCGGAGGCTTGTTAATACCAATAATTACATTATCCTTATAAGAAAAATATAGTAATGGGAAACAAATACACATTTTTGCCGCTTCCGCCAAAAGAAGAACTAGAAAGTCTTTACTACGGAGATTTTAAAAGTCAGAAAGAAATTGCAGTCGTTTATGGAACAACTCAAAAAGTAGTATTCTCTTGGTTTAGAAAGTTAGGCATTAAATCAAGGATTCCATATAAGAGAAATCAAGAGGGAAAGAACAATGCAACATGGAGGGGGAATGACGCTACCTATGCCGCATTTCATTACAGGGTGATTTCTGCAAAAGGAAGGCCAAAGAAGTGCGAGGTTTGTGGAACCACTGACGAAAATAAAGTGTATGATTGGGCATGTATTGGTGACTATAAAAATATAGAAGATTATAAAAGAATGTGTCGTAGTTGTCATTGGAGGCACGATAAGATAGGCAATAACTTTCCTAATCATTCTGAAAAACCAAGTAATTCAAGTAAAAATGTTAAAAAACGCAAATAATAATTTTGCCAGAGAAGAGGGCCGTTTCATTCATGGGTCGTTATTCTCTGGCATTTGTTGGAGGATTCGATCTGGCATCACAGTGGATGGGATGGGAGAATGTGTTCCAGGTTGAATGGGATTCATACTGTCAGAAAGTATTAGCAAAGAACTTTCCAAACGTAAAACGATATGAAGACATCAGAGACTTTGACGGGAGAAAATACAGAGGACAAATCGACATCATCACAGGCGGATTCCCTTGCCAGCCTTTTTCCGTTGCCGGTAAACAGAAAGGGAAGTCAGATGACCGTTACCTCTGGCCGGAAATGTTACGAGTTATACGGGAGATACAGCCGGCTTGGATTGTTGGTGAGAACGTTCCTGGAATCACAGGAATGGTCCAGTTTGATATTCCGCTTGAGATGGACGACAAAGAATATAGTGATGACGAGAAAAACGAAGGATCAGCTTCAGTGGGTGAAATTCGAGAAAGAGTCGGGAGGGGTACACTGGAAGAGATTATGGGTCAACTTGAAAACGAAGGATACGAAGTCCAACCGTTTATTATTCCATCTGCAAGCATCGGAGCGTGGGATAAAAGAGAAAGAGTTTGGATCATTGCCTACAATAATAAGCTCAGAGGGGGGAAGTTACCAATACAGCAACGGGGACAAAACAAGGCCGGTCACACTAACACTTACAGGCAAGCTAAAATCTCTCCCGACACTGGATTGCAGCGATCGGAGATTAATGAAAAGCAAGCAATGGGGAGTGAGCAATTATCTGAAAGCAATTCCAACACTAACATCATCAACGGCCACAATGCAGGATATAATTCAAGCACAATTTCACAGCAGCAAAAGGCCGAAGTACAGTTCAATAACATTGCCGACACTATCGGCAGCAGACGGGAAAACGGACTACATGGGGGAGAATCGGAACGGCAAACAAGAAAACGCATCAACAGTTATCAGGAACCTAACTGGTGGAAAAGAAACTGGATTGAAGTTGCATCCGAACTTTGCAGAAGTAATGCAAGGGTACCCAATAGGGTTCACAGAATTAAAGCACTCGGAAACTCCGTAAATCCTTATGTGCCATACCAGATTTTTAAAGCAATAGAAACGCTAACAAACAGAGATAACTAAAACGGCATGAGCATCAAAGTAATCAGAGAGACCCTTGAAGACGGCACGTTCCGTTATGTCCTTTTGCGTGATGGTCATGTGATGCATTTTGTTAAGGCAGAAAGAGAGTTCACATCTGCTTATGTATTCAATAAAAGAATCGTAGGTCTATCAACCCATGATACTGACCGTATTTATAATTCTGAGATGTTCAACGAATCTCAGTTAATCAAAGTTGAAGTATCAACCGAAGTAACACTATAATCATTATGGAAATACATGAAATAGTTGAAAAACTTATTGGTCCTATCAATCCTGTCGGAGAAACAAATGCAGACGACAAAAGATTTGAAAATCTCAAAAAGCTTTGCGCTGTAGTGAATGAACTTGTAACGGATATCGATAACGTCGCATATCACTATAAAGACAGCCAGGAATATTCAGTTAAACGAGCTGCCGACTATGCTAAAAATTTCCTTACAAACACACTTGGAATAACCGAATAACGCCATGTCATACCCGAATGATTTGAACCAGGAATCCCGGGAATGCCGGTGTACCTCATGCCAGGTAGCATCGAAGATAGAATGTGCCAGATGTGAGGATGAGATTGAAGCAGCCGAGGAAGAGAATTATCAGTTCATCAGATATATGGAAGATAATTTTGAAACGATGGCCGGTATCGTTCGCCCGGAGCCGGTAATACCGGATGCGGTCATGGAAGCTGCATCACGTATCGAGTTCGCCTCAATGCGGATCAGAAAGATCGCTAACGAGATAAAGAAAGAATATAATCTTTAAATCCTCTTAACTAAAATTATAATTATGACACTAATTCGTAAACCGTCTGAGCTTAATGTTCAGACCAAAATCAAAGCCCTGTTATATGGACAGGCAGGGACAGGGAAAAGCACCCTTGCCCTGAGCGCACCGAAACCGCTTATGTTAGACTTTGACGGTGGAGTACACCGTGTTAATTATTCGCATCAGTCGCCAACAGTTCAGATAACATGCTGGGAGGACTGCGAGAATGTTCTTAAAGAAGACTTGAGAGATTTCGACAGTCTTGTTATTGACACCGGAGGTAAGATGTTAGACTATATGGCTGAATACATCATCCGGAAGAACTCCAAGATGGGACGCACTAATGGAGCCTTGACGCTCCAGGGATTTGGCGAGCGCAAAGGAATGTTCAGGCAGTTCTGCAGGGCAATAATGATCATGAATAAGCACCTGATCTTTGTTGCTCACAGAGACACGCAAAAGATCAATGAAGATTACAGGTATGTCCCGATGTTTGGAGGGAGTTCTTATGATGATCTTGTTACAGACCTGGACCTCGTTGGATATCTTGAAGCTGTTGGGAAAAAGAGAGTAATAACCTTTGATCCTTCCGACAGGAATGACGGTAAAAATACATGTAATCTGCCGTCTGCAATCGAGCTCCCTAATGTTGTTGATCAATCGGGCAATGGTATTAAAAATACATTTCTGTCCGAACATGTCATCAGTCCCTACATTGCAAATCTTGAAAAGCGCNAAGGGGATGCGCAGAAGTATAATGAGATCATGGAGGATATCTCCAATGCCATCAATCTCATAACTGACGAAAAGGGCGCAAATGAGTTCATTAAGACCATTGACGAATGGGGTCATGTCGGAAGCAGCAAGACGGCAGCAGGAGTGCTTCTGTCAAAGAAAACTAAAGAACTGGGATTGAAACTTAATAAGCAGAAACAGTATGAACGGATCGCTTAAATACTGTTTCTATGCAACACTGCTGGATAGCTTTCAATCCTGGCTATCCAGTAGTGAAATATACCAGGAATACTGGGGGTTTTCCGAGGATCCTTCAAAGACCGAAGATGAGTTTGAAAAAGAACAGTTNCAATCACTCATTAATCGGATCAACAGGATGCCAATGACCTGGGAAGAGAGCGAGGCGGCAGACAGAGGAACAGCCTTTAATGAAGTTGTTGACTGCGTTATTCATCACCGGAAGTCAGAGATGATGGAGATAAAAACACTGGATGAGTCCGGCATGATCAGTGCATCATACAACAAAAGAACATTTATTTTCCCCATTGCACTGGTGCGGGAGTTTGCCAATTATTTCAAAGGGGCTTTTTCACAGGTTCGGGTTGAGTCTGAAATAACCACAAAGTATGGCGATGTTCTGATCTATGGAGTGATTGATGAACTAATGCCGGATTCTATACATGACATTAAGACAACATCGAAATACAAAGTCGGTAAATACAGAAATAACTGGCAGCATATTATTTACCCTTTCTGTATGGGTAATGGATGTAATGATTTTGAATACAATATAGCTGTTTTTAATGGTACCTCCTGTTCAACATTCACAGAACATTACAGGTTTATTCCGGTCCTTGCTGTTCCAAAACTCAGGGGGATGTGTGAACAATTTATAGAGTTCATTGAGTCTCACCGGGATAGTATCACAGATAAAAAAATATTTAACCAACACGAAGAATTATGTCATTGATTAACATTTCAATTTGCCTTTCGGACATTCCGAAGGACAAAATTAAACAAGCCGACAACGGGAAGAAATATATCAACCTGGTTGTTGCTGAAAGAAAAGAAGTATCTCAGTATGGAGAGACGCACACTGTCTTTGTCTCTCAGGACAAAGAAGAACGTGAAGCCAAAAAGGACAAGTCCTATGTCGGAGGAGGCAAGGAGTTTAAGCCAACGCCTGTTACAGCCGAGGCCATTGAGATTATGCCTGCAGCAACAGAACTTGACGATTTGCCATTCTGATGAAGATTGAAGCCATAGGCATAAAAGAGAAAGACAAGGATTTCCGGGTAGTAAATTCTGCACTGTTCCGGGGCGAGTGTAATAAGCTCGACTCCGGACGGTACAGGATCACTGTTGAAAAGAAACGGAACAACAAATCTAATCTTCAGCTTGGATATTATTATGCCTGTGTGCTTCCTATGTCACACAAGTTATTACTTGATGCAGGATGGGAGTTCTCTACTTTGGAAGAGGTTGATATATTCTGGAAGTCGCAGTTTGCGAACCGGGAGATAGTAAACCGAACAACAGGGGAAGTGATGACCATCCCTGCTCTAAAGCGGGATATGACTACAACAGACATGATGACTTTTACTAATGCTATCCGAGACTATTGTTCTGAGTTTTTAGGTGGTTATATCCCTGAGCCAGAAACACAAATTCAAATGGAATTAAAATGACCGATGAAAGTATAATGCCTTTTGGCAAGTATAAAGGCGAAAAGCTCGCAAACGTACCTCCGGATTATCTTATCTGGCTCTATGACAATAACAAGTGCTTTGGCGAAATCAAAAAGTACATAGCCGACAACATGGATGTTCTTACTTCAGAAATAAACTACAAAAATAAATCCAAATAACCATGTATAAAGTCTTCACCCCTGCAGGAATAATCGAGACAGACTATAAAACTGCTCTCGAATATCAAAGAATCTATGGCTATCCTTTTCAGAGAATAGCAGACGAGTTCAGCCCGGAAGAAGTGTTCGGGGAAGATTGTTTGGAAATATCTGATGATGTTAGTGGATTATGAGCGAAAAGACAACTCACCGGGCAATCTGTGATTACCTCAGACTTCAATATCCGAAGGTCCTTTTCAACAGTGATTTGTCCGGATCAATGCGTTTAACCATCGGTCAGGCAAGGGCATTTAAAAACCTTCGCAGCAATAAGGGATTTCCGGACCTGTTTATCATGGAGTCCCGCAATGGTTTTCACGGTCTTTTCATCGAAATAAAGAAGGAAGACACAGAGATATACTGCAAGCGCAAAACAGATGTAGATGGTCGTCCTGCAATGGCTGATGATCATGTTCGTGAACAGGCTGAAGTGATCCGGATACTTGAAAGCAAAGGATATAAGGCCTGCTTCGCTGTAGGATTCTCTGAAGCTAAACAAATCATTGATACATACTTAAAATGACTAATGGCGAATTTACTACTGCAATAACAAAGATTACGGCTGATTGCAGCCACTTTGAACCATCTCGTAATTACATATCGCTTAGTCATATCTCACTAAGTGTTGACGAGCTTATTGAACAATATAGAAATGGCTTTGAAGATAATTTAAATGTCCGGTTAAAATGCTATAAAGGCTATCAGATGGAAGCCGATCTTTTAAAGCGCATAACATTAGCTTTTGGAGCAAGGATAAGCACCGGCATCGAGATTACTTTACATAACGGATTGGTAAAAGGACATCCTGATTTTACATTTGACCGTTATCCCGGCGATTGCAAAAGCGTCCTGATGGACGACTGGCTTCCGCAAGGGAAAAATCTGAGCCGAAAGATATACTGGCAGATGCAGGCATATATGAGATTTACCGGGCAAGATAAGGCGATTGTGATTTACGAAAGCCGTGAAAGCGGAAAGATAGAAGACTATTGGCTGAGAGCCAATATATCAGTGCAAAAAGAAATAGACGAAAAGATCAAGGCGATACTAAATATACTAAATCTAAAATAACCAAACTATACTATCACAATCAAATAGAAAACTTGATACCATACTTTAAAACTAAGTTATCATGAAACCCATTGAATTTAAATACCAGAATGTTGTCTTCGCAAAGGATCAACCAGAATATCAGCCTTTGCCAGCTCTGAGAATAGAAGGACCGGAAGGGCATGTGATTTCGTGCTGGAGAATGTCCTTTAAGGAACGCGTAAAAGTGCTATTTACCGGAGTTGTCTGGCTTAATCTCATGAGCTTTAATAAACCGTTAACCCCAAGCTTGTTGACAACAAATCGCAAAGAGGTATTTTCTATCCCATCGGATAGTATTCCGTTTTTATTTCTCTGGAAAAACAAGGAAAAGGCAGGGAGTTGGCTTGCAATTCATTGGGGTAAGTCAGCCGTTTATTTCCATTGGTATATAAAACTGAATCTCAAATACAAACAATGGTTTGCCTACATACATTTACCTCTCCTTTGTTTTGCTCATAACAACTCAGTGACATCATTTGGCCTTTGTTTCGGGAAATACTTTATTGAATTATATCACAATAGATAAACTCAAACTCCTTAAAAAATAACCAAACTATGGCACAGGACAAGACACTACTTTATGAAGATGCGGTTGCACTACTGGAACGCATCAACCAGGAACTGAAAGAGAGCAAGCACTTAAATAGCATCAACTCCCGGATGGTATATGTCGTCAAGGAGATCAACGATGTACGCATCGAAGAGATCGCCGGACAAAGTGAAATGAAAGAGGAATGATTGAAATAAAATATCTAAAAGATGTTAATTAACGATCATTTTCAAAACTTCAAAGTATATCAGATACCAAAAGCTCAACTGATAATTGCTGATATTCCATTCAATCTTGGTAAAAATGCCTATGCCTCTAATCCAGCATGGTATATTGATGGTGATAATAAAAATGGGGAAAGCGAATTTGCAGGGAAACAATTTTTCAGCACTGATAAAGATTTTAGACCTGCAGAGTTTATGCACTTCTGTTCAACCATGCTAAAGAAGGAACCAAAAGAGAAAGGCCAGGCTCCATGCATGATTGTTTTCTGCGAATTTGAACAACAATTCTACCTCATAGAACTGGCAAAAAGGTATGGACTTAACAATTATATCAATCTGGTATTTCGCAAAAACTTTTCGGCTCAGGTATTAAAAGCAAACATGCGAATTGTGGGGAATTGTGAATATGGATTAATCCTATACAGAGATAAGCTTCCAAAATTCAACAATGACGGGAAGATGATATTTAATTGCATGGATTATCCCAGGGATACCAAAACAGAAAAGATTCATCCTACGCAAAAGCCAGTCGAATTGCTTGAAAATCTTATTGAAATATTTACGGATGAAGGAGACGTGGTTATTGATCCGGTAGCTGGCAGCGGGACAACATTAATAGCAGCCGAAAACCTCAACAGAAAAGCTTATGGTTTTGAAATTAAGAAGAATTTTTACAAGGATGCTATGAAATTGATAGATGAAAACAGGCTGAAAAAACAAGAAATAAGTCAAATCGGCTATGCTAAAACGGAGATTAACAAAACATATCCTTCGCTATTCTAATTTTTTTTACCCATGCCAGGTGTGAATTATACAACATTAAATCAAAATAATATAACATAAATGACCGGGAATTTGTTATTGTCACAAAATGTTCGCAACTTTGCTTTTGCTAAGTTGAGGATCGGGGTTGTTGCCCCTGAACAATTAGGGGATTTTTTATGTCCCTCAAAATATAGTGGTGTAGTACCTTTGAGCCGAGAAGGCAGCCCTGATCCAGGACTTAGCAGCAAAGGGAGGCACCACTTCATTTTTGGTACTCCCGGAAGATGTTTAACTGCTAAAAACTGGATCAATGGCTGAAGGCAAAAATTCATTTCTTCTTTACTGTGATTTGATTCACACAGTAAAAAAACTTCCAAAGGAAAAGGCGGGAGAATTATTTCTTCACATACTAGAATATGTCAATGATCTGCATCCCGAAACAGATGACATTATTATTCAGATAGCGTTTGAGCCAATTAAACAACAACTAAAAAGAGACCTTCAGCACTGGATAGACATTTGCTCAATACGCTCAGAATCAGGCAAAAAGGGAGGAAGACCAAGAAAGCAAACGAAAGCAAAAAAAGCAAATGCTTTATTAGAAAAGCAAACGAAAGCAAAAAAAGCTGATAATGATACTGTAACTGTTACTGATAATGTAACTGAAGAATTATATAAAAGCATACTCGTCTTTTTTGATGAAGATTGTCGTCCCAGGAATCAGGATCAGAAAAACAAATGGATCGATGTCCTTGATAAGTTAAACAGGATTGACGGTCATTCCCCGGAAGAAATAAAGAACATCATCAAGCGCACCAGAATGGATCCTTTCTGGAAATCCAATTTCTTGTCTGTATTAAAGCTCAGAGATAAGAACAAAGA